GAGGCACACACCAAATCCCATAAAAAAACAAATTGAATAGCTCCGACTTGTTGTCGGGCTTTAATATTGGGGGCTGGTCGCCCCCATTCCCCCACATACTACTGGTATCTAAGAAGTCGAGCCCCGAGATTCCAAGGAGTAGTACTTGAGTCAGCGGTCAGATACCAATACCACAAGCCACCATCAGTACCAGAGTACATAGCACCACCGACACGAGCAACCCTGTTACCTGTGTTTCTATAATAATAGTCAGTCATATAGGCATTACTTCCTGCACCTGTTCCTCCAGCAGAGGTTGGTAAAGATATTAATGGATGTTCTCCATCATATCCTAATGATTTAATGTATCCGTCAGCATCTCCATCAATATATCCTAATTTTTTATAAGGATCTGTGAATTTATCTGATACATATTCTGATGGATCATAACATACATATGCTTGATAGTCTTTTATATTAATACCATCTACCCATTGGAATACATTTCCGAATATATTTTCAATACCACGATATATTATAGCATGTTTATTGTCATTTGCCAAACATCCTGATTTCATACCTAATGTATCACAACCACCAGCAATTTGTCCTGATGACCATACTACATTATTTACGGCAACATCTACAGCAGTTCCATCAAATGTAATTGCTTTACCAGTTACACCACCACTAGAATAATCTTCTATAGCAGTTATTTTTCTAGCTCTAGCAACTGCAAAGTTACCAGTACCAGATGTTCCTATAGATATTGTTTGTCCTACTATAAAATTACCTGCACCTGAACCGTTAGTAGCAATAATAATTCTGTTTGTTCCTGTTTCAGCAACTAGAGCTTTATCATCGTTACTTACTCTCATTCCAGATATTCCTCCACCTAATTTAGTTTGAGAATTATAATCTGCATACTCTACTAGGTATAGTAATTGTAGAATGAAGTATCTATAGTCTAATTGTCCGAAATCACTTCCTAGAGCTTTAGAAACAGTTCTAAATGATACAATACTTCTATTTACTTCTGGATCTAAACCACTATATGAATGAGCTTTAGAATCTGCATATGAAGTTAAATATCTTCCTACACTAAATGCTGGACTATAATTAAAGTCATTTCTAGCTGATGCAGTAATTAAAATGTATTCATAAGTATCATCTCTATATCTCTTCCAGTAGAATGCAGGTATTCTAGTTAATACTTCTCCGTTAGAACCATCAAATTTGAAATTAGCATCGCCATACCATGCTTTTATTTCATGGTTAGTAGTGTCATAGTTATATGATTTAATATCTCTCCACGGATAGATATTATCAAAATCATTAACTACTGAAGAACCATCATGTGTAGCATTAGCTACTAATGTTTGACTAGCATATATCCTTTCCCATGCACTACTAGAATTGTTATTTAATGCTCTTCTTATACCATAAATAGCATTATCATAAAGTAATGTAGTTACTTGTTGAATTAATTGATCCAAGATAGGATAATTTGCTTCTGCAGTTACTTCATCATCTGGAGGTAGATTTCCGTTTACTACTTCTAATTTACCTTTTTGAGAATTAGTTAATCTGCTATCAGTTCCATATAAAGCAATACCTAATAAATAGATACCAGATTGATTGAATACTGAACTATCATCTATTTCTACTTTATTATTAGTAATTAAAGAAGAAAAGTGTGTTCCATCTGGTTTTACCATATAGAACATAGCACTATCATAATCTGTTTTGCTTAATTGGAAGTCAAATTCGATTGATTTATAATCTCCCTCGACTACGAGGATCTCTTCTGATGTTATACTATCAGTTTCATCAAAATTGGCTATTATATTAAACTTTTTTCTTTCCATATTATCATTCCTTTCTTATTTTTAAGCTGTTCTTTTCCAATAATAGATGGTTGAACTTCCTACAGTTACAGTACCCAATGATGACCATGTTCCTCCCATTGAAGTACCTGGATTAGTATTATTATCTGTTTGAATAATACATCCTACTGCATAATCTTTGTTAATAGCTACTCCCTCAACTTCTAGCGAATTGCTTTTAGATGGAAAGCAGTCTATTCCAACGGATAATTTATCAATATCAATAAACATGATAGGCATACCTTTAGCAATTGTTATATTATATGTAGTTTGACCGAACTTATCATTAATAACAAATTGGAAATTCCAAGCATATAACTTATCAATTGATATTTGATATGTCTGATTATTATTTATCGTAGTATAGCTACCATAATTGGTATCTGATACTTTTTTGTATCTATATTTAATAGATTCAATAGCATTTTTTGAGTCAACACTAGAAATTGTTACATTAACTTTTAAATTTGTATCATCTTCATAGTTATTAACTCTTTGAGCTTCTATAACTGCTGATGGTAAAACCCAATCTAATATAGTTATAGTTTTTGATATAGTTGTAGAATTACCTCGGCTATCAATTGCTTTTACTTGAACATCTAAATCGGCACTTATATTAACTGTGCCATAGTCTATCGTATCAGCTTGATATTTAGTTTGTGTAGATCCATTAAATGATATTTCATATCTGGATATACTAGCACCTTTATTAGCTGTGGCTCCTGTATATGTTACCTTTAAATTAGAATTATTTCTAACAATATGCTGATTATTTCCAGTTATCGCCACTATGCTATTATTAGTGTCTTGATAAGATAACTGATTATTATTAAATGTAGGATTACCATTAACTATTGTCATAGTTTTATTAACTGTAGACCAGAATGTGTTACTACCAATAACGGTTTTAACTACAAACTTAACAGTTAATGTATTACTATTAGGAGTTGCATTTCTCAAAACATCCCTCTCGGCTTCTGTTAAATTAAATGTATATGAGGAACCTGTTTTAGAAATATCTCGATAATCGACATATGCCAATGTACCTGCAGAATTTTCTATTCTGGCTTGTAGTGAAGATACACTATTACCAGCTTGATTATTATATTGAATAGTTGGATTACCAGTATCATTAAAATCAGGTGCCGAAGTGATATTCGCCTGTCGTGGAATTGTCGGCAGTGTAATATTAAATGAACCTGATGGATTTTGAACTCTACCCCAGGAACTATTAACACCCCATTTCCAGTAAATAGTAGCTGAACCAGTTCCATCTGCATTATGATTAACTGTAAATGATTTAGTATCAGATATAATATGGTTACCAGCACCAATATTATTAATAGCACCACTAAATGTTAAATCTGTTTTACCTACATATGAACCTCTAGTATCGCTCCACGGACCGATAGTCCATCCACTTGGTACATTAATCCATAAATAACAATTAATTGTACTTTTATTAGTAGATATATCTTGAGAAGTTGTATATCCTACATATACCTTAATAGGAGCACTGGAATTACCATTACAATACCCTGTATGAACTAATACATCTGTAGCCATTTATTCCACCTCCTATACCATAGCAACGAATCCAATTCCATTATTAACAATATTATTGTTTTCATATAATGTAATTGGTATCATTCTTAACTTACTAGCTATTGTTATTTCTTCTTCTACTACTGATTTTCTTTGATGAAATTCATCTCCGTCAACCCAATATGTTTTATTATCATTAACATCATATCCAGCGAATCCAACTTCTGGATTTAATTTTATATAACTTCTATCTTCACAATAAATTGTAAGACCTGTTTTATCTGCTAGACATATAAGTCTATTAGATTCATCATATAATTCCATAATTCCTGATTCGTTCAAGTTAGAACCTAGTTTTAATGTACCACCCTTTATCATATCGGCTACTAAATTAATAACATTAATATTCTGCATATTTAATGTACCATCAATAGTCCATGCTGACTTAAATGTTCCATTAATTCCAGTTTGACTAAATCCTATACCACCATTATTTATCATAATGACATTATGAGCTGATTCTTTAGGTAATGCATCTAATACTAGGATTTTATCTCCATCATATTCTACATATGAATTACCCATAGCTCCCCATATTTCGCTAGTGGCATCTTTTAATTCTTTTTCTAACTTATTATATTGGTCTGTAGTAGTCCTATTAACTTCTTTCGTAACATCTGCTGTTATATTTGAAGTCAAATTTTCTAATTTCTTTTTAAAGTTACCAAATTCTATTTTTACATATTCTTCTAGAATTGGATCATATTCTACAGCTATTACATTAGTTGTTAAGTCAATCTTGCATTTTGGATGCTTAACATAAATTGTATCTCCTATTCCTGAAACACCTTTTAAATATGCATTTAAAGAATAGTTTACTTTAGGAACTTTATTTTCTTGAAGATATGCAGTACCTTTATCTCTTAAATCATTAATTAATGCAGATATATATGCTTCTTCTGATTCATAATCTTCTTCATCAATATTATCCTGACTAAAAGATACAACTTTAGTATATGGAATATCATATAATGTTTCGTTAATTTCTAGATAATGTTCTGGAAGTGTAAGACCATCTTTACCAACTGGTAATATCTTGGTTACTACATCATCCCAATTCTCATCTGCTTTAATTGAAACAATATCTTTACCATATGCTAGAGTAATTCCTCTATCTTCTCCTATTGTTCCTCTTATTTCTATATCGTAATTATCTCTGACAAGATGTCCTCCCCATCGTTCGAGTATTACTTCTATAGCTTCTTCTAATGAGTGTCTAACACATCTATATGATGCCACAGTAGATACATCACTTAAAGTTGTGAATGGGCTAGTTGTATCTGTTGCATTATTTAAGTGGTCTAATGCATCATTACAATCTTTCGCTACTACATTAGAATCTCTGATTATATAGTTTTCAGAGTCGAAATATAAATGATTACCTCTTACCTTAATCGTTCTATTTTCAATTTGTGGATTTTTTAATCTAAATCCCTGATAACCCCACGGAGTATTAACTCTAATTATCATTCCTGCTTGATAATAATCTATATTATCAATAGTATCTTTAAAATCACAATAATAAGCTCCATTATCTTCAATCCTTACCTTTGCATATGTTGGATGTAATATTTTTAATCCGTTATCTGCAAAGTTTTTTTCGTTTGATGGATAACAACTAATCATTATAACCACCTACTTTTAGGATCTACTATTATCTTTGTTAAAGTACCAGCCCAGGTAATTGTATTAATACCTGGTTTTAATAATGGGAAATCTCCATTCATTTTTCGATTCTTTAATGTTCCATTTTTATATGCTTCTTGTTTTTCAGAATCAATAGTAATGTAATCGCTATCGATATTAACAGTAAATATATCTACACCATTTAAAGTGAATGTAACATCTCCAGAACCATATAAAGTGATAATTGGTTTAGAGTTTTCTAATCCCTGATTAGTTATCATATAACTCGTTTGATTAGTTATATTTAATGTGAACTTTGGTTCACGATATTTATACTTAAATGGTTCAGTATAAAACACAATAGTAGCTTTTTTATAACGAATTAATCTATTATAGTCTATATTGTTATTTATCTGAACTTTATAGTATTTATCTGGCTCATTAGAGAAGATTATTTCTCCTTTTCCAGTGAAATACTTAATTATTTTATCTAGGTCATTAGTTTTAGTAATTCCTATAGTTATTCTTTTAGTGTAGCTCTCATAACCTAACTCATCAACAATACTACCATCTCTACCATCTATAGTAGTAATTTTTGTTCTCATTTTAGGTTTCGAAATAGGTGGTAAATCGCAGATAATTAATCCATCTATATCACGGCTATCTTTTCCATTCCATATTATGTAATTATTCATTAGCTATACACCACCTTTTCTACTGTATCTGTAACGAAAGTACCCATTTCAGTATCGTTCATTACAACTTTTACATCTGATAGAGCTTCTTTAAATGCTAATACCATAGTGTCATAGTTATTTAATGCTCCACCATTCATATTACTACTTAAATTAGTGCTAACACTTGTATCAAATTCTGTAGGAAGAGAATTTGCTATCTCTTTATTAACTTCTTCCATTTCTTCACTAAATCCCTCTCCAATACCTAGAGCTAGGTTATTACCTATTTCATCTCTAAATAATTTAGATGGAGAACTAATTCCGAAGAATGATTTTAATCCATTAAGAATTGATTTACCAAATCCCTTTATTTTATCTAATACCCATTGTTTTGCATTATTAATACCATTCCATAATCCCTGTACTAGGTTTTTACCAACATCTAGCATTCCAGATATTCCATTTGTAATACCCTCTTTTACTTTTCCTAGTAAATCGCCACCCATAGATAGCATTTTACCGAAATAACTCTTAATTCCATTAAGTAAAGATGTTATTATTTGTGGTATTTTAGATACTAACTGTGGAATCGCTTTTATTAATCCCTCTGCTAGTTTAATAATAAGAGTGATACCCATTTCAATAATCTTTGGTAGATTATCAACAATGGCTGTTATCAATTTATCTATTATTATCGGTATTTTATCGATTAGTATTGGTAATGCTTCAATTAATCCATCAGCTAATCCCATTATTAATTGAATGCCAGCATCAATTATCAAATCAATGTTATCTATTAATGTTTCTACCATTAATATTACAGCTTCAATAATCTGTGGAATTAATGTAGGTAATTGTTGAGCTATTCCCTGTACTAATGAAACGATTATTTGAATACCCATTTGTAGGATTGTTGGTAAGTTTTGGATCAATGTATTAACACATGTAGTTACAATTGTCATTACTGCTTCTATAATGGCTGGTAAGTTTGTTTGAATACCCTCTATTAATTTAGTGATTATTCCGACACCTGCCTCTAGGAATGCTGGTAATTGAGCTACTATGTTTTCTAAAATCATAGGTAATACTTCTACTATTTGTTCAGCTATAGTTTGAATCGCTGGGAGAATATTTCCTAGAACACCCATATTTTCTGGTGTTCCATCTCCAACTATTGTATCTACTAGATTAGTTACTAATGCTCCAATATCGGCATTACCATTAGCTAATCCAGTCAACAAATTAGTCCATGCTGATTTCATAGAATTAACAGAACCCTGAATAGTTGTTCCTGCTTCTTTAGCAGTTGTACCAGTGATACCTAATTCTCCCTGGATAACATGAATTGCACTATATACATCGTTAAGATTCTTGATATCATATTTAACACCACTAATCTTTTCAGCATCGGCAAGTAATCTTTCCATTTCGGTTTTAGTACCACCATATCCTAATTTTAAGTTATCTAACATTGTGTAGTTCTGTTTAGCAAATCCTTGATATGCTGATTGAATCATACTTATATCAGTACCCATCTTATTAGCATTATCTGACATGTCTATAATTGCTTGATTGGCTGATTCAGTCGCTTGTGCAGTATCTCCATCTAATGATTGAAGTAAAGATGCACTAAATGATGTTACTGTTTCCATATATTCATTAGCACTCATACCAGCAGTCTTATATGCATTATTTGCATACTCTTCTACTTGACCAGCACTTTCTTTGAATAATGTTTCAACACCACCAACTAACTGCTCATATTCAGCAAAACTACTTAATGCCTGTTTACCAACATCTAACATAGCACTACCTAATTCCTTAATAGCACTACCAAGCATTTTAACTCCACCAATAACTGCTTCGCTAATGATATTAGCTTTTAATATATCTCCAAATTTCAAACCACTTGTACCAGCATCATCAAATCGGTCTTTCATTTCTTTTAGATCCTTATTTGATTTATCTGTAGAGTTATCCATTTGAACCAATTGAGCTTCGGCATTGTTCAATTGTGTTTTAAATTGCTTAACCTGTTCATTATCTTCGCCATACTTTTTAGTCATTTCGGCTATAGTTTCTTTTAATGTTGCTATTTTCTCTTTTTGTTCTTGAACAGCACCATTCATACTATTAAATGAGTTTTTAGTTTCTTTAATACTCTTATCGCCATTTTGGAACTCTGCTGATGTTAGTTTTAACTCACTTGATACAAGTTTTAAACTAGAATTAATATCTTTTAGAGCACTTCTGAACTCACTTTCTCCCTCTAGCTTAACCTTTGCACCAAATCCATTAGCCATATTCTCACTCCTTTCTTTTAATCTCTAATAAATTCTCCATCGTGATCCATTTCTTCTTCTAGTTCACGATAGCTTTTCTGACTTAATTTAAAGTCATAATTATTTTTATAGTGTCTATATTGAGTTAATAATTGAGCTAGAGTCATCCTACCTACCTCTTTAACTGAATACATTAACAAATTATGACCTATAAATAATATCCACGAGAAATCAATCTCATCATCATATTCCTCGTGGATTACTCGTTTTTTGTATCGCCATCTACTTTAGTTGAATCAATAGTTATCTTTTTGATTGCTTCTACTAAATTAGCCATACCTATTTGACCAATAATCCTACCAATTTGTTTAGATGTAAGTGGTTCTTTATTAGTTCCGTTCTTTTCGTTATCAATATCGATAGCTTCATTTACCATTGCTAATAATCCACACTTTAAATCTTTAATGTTTGGCTCTCCATCCTCGTGTTTTTCAACAACATCGCCCCATTTTTGTAATGAGCCGTATTTTTCTTGAATTTCTTCCAATACATTTAGATTAAAACAAATAGGTAGCTTATTATTTTCGTCAATATCTAAATAAGCGAATTTCTCTTTCATAATATTTTCCTCCTAATAAAAAAATGGGATGAGATTTAAAAATCCCACCCCTAGTCTTTTTTAAACTGATCCATTTGATGGTGTTAATAAACCATTTAGATATGTTTCTGCATCTGATAGAGATGAGAATGTTTCATGTTTCTCCCAAGTTCCTGCAGGAAGTCCATTAATAGCTTTACTTAATGGGAATACTGTAGCTTCCACAGAAGTTGTACTAAATTCAACACTTGAACCTCTAGATTTGTTATCAGAAGTTACTTTTGTGAATTTAATTCTAGGGAAGAACTCAACTTTGAATTTCTTTGTTCCATTAACTACCTTTGGAATGATATGACCATAGCCAAACTCTGGAGCTACATCATCTATTGTAGAAGTTACTTCATCAGTAGATAATGTATTACCGAATAATTGAGCTAATAGTTTATCATTATCATCAGCTATTGTTAATGATAAAGTCCCCTTATTGAATGAATAATCACTCTCTGCTAGACTATCATTAGCATATAGTTCTGCACTGTTAAATTCTGGTGCGAACTTTTCATCAACTACTTTTTCAAACTCTGGTACTGTTCCACCAGTAAGAGCTTTATATTTATTAGTAGCTGTATCGATTTCATTATATTTACCTTTTCTATATCCGATTCTTGCCATTTCTTATATCATCCTTTCTTTTCCGAATGTGCAGGTCTTATGGTATAGCCCTGTATCATCTTCATGCATTTCAGTGCTATCCTCTGTCCATACAAAATCGTTGGTTTTCATTAAATCTTTAATATGCTTCTCTATATCTAAATAGTTGCCATCACTATATATATCAATATCTACTAGGTATTCACTATATAGATCCTCATCATTTGCCCATAATAAAGGACTATTCTTAATAATAGTCCATGTAATATAGGTTTTTGAATTACCTTTATATTTTAGATGTGCTACGGGAATATCAACTTGTTTACCAGCTCTAGTAATAGTTATTTTATCCCCTAGAATTGTCTTTAATTCCTGATTCATATCTACTCCTTTGGTAAGTATTTCTCTTGAACTTTGAGCATTGCTGATTCAATTTCAGATTTATGAACTGATGTCCTCACGAATGGTCTTTTTGCTTCCCCTCTGGATGTGCCATATTCACGAGCCATTGCTATTAAAGGTATAGGTGTTCCATCTTCGGTATATCCGTCAAATCCTACCCAACCACCATATCCATCGTTTCTTTTCAGTTTCTTTGGTCTAGCGATTCGTAATCCTTTTTCTAAAGATTTCGTACTTTTAAAAGCTCTCCTCATATTGTTATGAATATTTGAATATATTACATTTTCTCCAGCTTCTACCATTTCATTAAACATATCATCGGAATTAATATCCAATTTTTCAAATTCTTTAATTAAATCATTAGGAAGTTCTGCATCAAATTTAGCCATTATTTAACAACTACTTTCGCTTGAATTTCCAACTCAACATTCTTTTCATCTACATTATTAAGATATTCAATTGTATAGGTTTTACCATTAAACTCTATTAACATATCCCTAGTAATATTTACTTTAGGATACCTGATAGTGAAATTGGTATATGCCTTTTCAAAATCAGAGTCATTTACTATTAATGTATACCCTCTAGTAGTTTTAACATTAGCATATGGTTCTAGAACGATGCTTTGAGTTCTAGTTTTGAACCCTGCATCGTCCTCGACTTCCACTATGCTATATATTTTTATTTTTTTATTATACTTTCCAGCATTTATCATAAGTTATTCGTACAATGCATATCTAGGATAGATTGCACTACCTTATTCAAATTCTTGGCATCCACATACATACTTCTATTGTCGTACATATCTTGACATAACACATAAATGGCAATAACAAAGTCTGGATAATTATCCAATGTCTTTGCATGTTCTTCGGTGCTACTAATTGGGATGCCAGTATAATTAGATATATATTCTTTGGCTATTTTTAGATATGTTTGCAACTCATGTTGCTCTTCTTGAGTGGTTACATCTAATCTGATGTAATTAGCTATATTCGTATAAGTTATATCACTCACTTTTTCAATCATTATTTTCCCTCCTTTTATGTGAGGTTACCCTAAACAACAATAATTGATGGTTTTATCTATTAAACAGATCCGTTTGGAGTTACAGCTACAGCGATAGCTTGAGTGTTTTCAACTTTAGCATCTAATTCAGCATAACCACATACACCGATTGCATGTTGAGCAGCATATAATTCGTTTAATACATTGATTTCTACTGTTTCAGATTCTTTAACAGCTAAAGCACTGAAATCTCCATAGAAGATAACCATTTTTCCGTTAGCTCCTAATTGTTCGCAATTTTCAGAACATTTAACTGGTTTTCCTAAAAGTTCATAATCCCATGCTTTACCAAATACTTGGTTAAGAATGTAATTTTGTTGACCATCTTTTAACTTTCTAACATAATTTCTAGTGCTTCTATTCATAATCCAATATGCATCTGCTTGATAAGCATCTGGTATTAAATCTTGGATATCAATTAACTCATCAGTAGTAATTGCATTGTTAGCAGTTAATACTTTCTTCATGTTAGTTGAATCATATGTTCCTTTGATACCAGCAATTTTATCAGCTGTTCCATATAACATTTCCTTTTCATAGAAAATAGCGAATTTTTTTGCCATTCTATCAATTACGAAGTTAACTAAATCAAAATCACTATTATTAACTAATGATTTAGAGATTTTAGTTAATGCTCCAATTAAGAATCCTGTTAATGATACAGTAGCGAATTTATTTGAACGGCTAGTTAAGTCGCTAAATTCTTCTGCATAAGCAACTGTAACATCATCTGATGATGTATCAACTTTAGGAATATATAATGTTCCTTTTGAATTATATTTTGTTGCTGATGCATATAGAGGAGATATTTCAATAACTTTATCTATAATCTTTCTAGCAATTGTAGCAGGAATAACTGCTCCATTATCGCCTTTAGTCATATGAGATGGGTCAGTATTTACATAACCTCTAATTAAATCAGCCATAGCTTTATAGTCTTTTTCTTCTGTAGATATATTTTCTACCTTAATTTCTTTGTTTTCCATTTTATCAATCCTTTCTTTCATTTCAATGGTATTTTGAATGTCATCGATTTCATCCATGACACTATCAAATTCTTTTTTTTCTTCAACTGTTACTGCTCTATTTTCTTCTTTAGCAGTGTTTAAGATGTTTTCAGCTTTTTCCTTTAGGTCATTTTGCTTTTCGATTAAATCTTTCATCCTACTTTTCTCCTTTCAGTTTATTTAATCTATCCTCAAAGTACGAATAATCGATATCTTGAGGTTTTTCAACAACTTTTTGTTGTTTAAGGTCGTCATCATCTTCCTCTTCTTTCTCATCAGGGCTTTCTTTTGGCTCTTCTGGAGCATTTTCTTCTTCATCAGGAGAATTAGGTTCTTCTTCCTCTTTTTGTTCTTCCTGTGGCTCCTTTTCTTCCTCTTCTGGCTCTTCTTTAGGTTCAGATTCAGGTTCCTGTTCTTTCGCAGGTTCAACTTCTGGTGTTTCTTCTTCTTTTGGTGCTTCTTCCTCTTTAGGAATCTCTTTTGTTTCCTCTTCTTCTGTTTCTTCTTCCTCTTCTTCCTTTAGTTCTTCTGGAACATTCTTATATCTCTTGAACAACTCGGAATCTACACATGCATTACACTCTTTTGCTGTGTCTAGCAATGAAACATTAAAATAGTTATCTACTTCTTTAGCAGATAACCAACTTTCTTTATCTATTAAGTCTTTAATAGTATCTTCACTACATTTAGCTTTCTGCATATATAGTGGAAGCATTACATTTTGCTCGATAGAATTTAATGTTTCTATTTCTTTTTGCATATCATCAGCATTACCAATTGCTATACTCATTGGTTTATGAACCATTAACATTGAATTTGTATATAATTTAATTTCATCACTTACCATTATTAAGAATGATGTGGCACTAGCACATAAACCATCAATATAAGAAACTATTTTTATTCCTTTTGTTTCTTTGGCTCTTTGTAACATTGATGCCATCGTAGATGAAGCAAATACAGATCCACCAGGACTGTTGACATACATATTCAAAGTTGAGTTCTTATTGATTTTAGCAAGAGCATCTTTGAAATCGGTTAAGTCCACATCTTGACTTGTAGCGAACCAATCAGATTCTTTATCATCAGTTAATGCTCCATAGATATACAATCCGTAGCTCTCTTCTCCCTCATTCTTAAACTCATAGAATTTGTTCTTCTTCATTCTCTTCACCTCCTTTACTCATAGATTTACTGCTGTCTGTGTTAGGTGTGTAGTATTCTTGAGTGTTAACATCGTATATTACATTTCCTAAACTCATAGCGATGATATCTAATCCCTCTATTTTGTCATAATTTTCAAGATATCTTATTTCATTAGGAGTAATCCATCCTGTTTCTTTAGCAGTTTTATATGCTTCGAATCTTTCTTTCATATCTCCTTTTAAGATTTCTTTTAAATCAAATGCATAAAAGTGATTAGTTTTTTCACTTTCTAGCAATAAATCTCTATTTAATGAGCACTCTATTTCGGCAATTATTGGTTGAATTGCTGTCTTAAAGGTGTCTTTCCAGTTATCTTTGATGTGAAATACATCATGGATATCCTGTTTTAATGACTTTTTAGTGTTATCTAATTGCATTTCCACACTAGAATTAGAACATTCTTTGAAATCCATGCCATTATTTAGCACAATGCACTTATTTTCATTATCATTGGCATATAAATTGTTCCATGCTTCCTTTAATTTGTTCATGGCTTCTTCTGTTAGCTTATTATCTGATTTTAAGAATCCTCTTTTATTTCCACCACTCTTTAATAATGAATATTGATATTTCAATTCTTGGAAAGCTGTTTCCAATGCCTTTGATACTTGGCTTATTACACTGGTTCCACTTGCTCCATCCTTTGTATTTCTTAATATCTTTAAGAAGTCAAAGTCTTTATAAGTAGTACCATTAACCATGATGTCATAACTCTTAAATATTGGATCTGTGTTCTTTGATATAGATATTTGAGCTGATTCTACATAATGTAAAGATAATACTTTGTTTCTACTTTTTTTAATGAATGCATATCCACCTTTATCTAGTAGATAATCTTCAACAAGTGCCTTTTTGAATTGAACACCTGTTAATGTATCTTTTGTATTATCATTTAATAGGTCAACTCTTGGATCATCTATCTCTTTGATACCATCTTTTTCTTCTTTATAGAGTTTTATCGGAATCATTGCGATAGTATTACATATAAAGTCAACATCATCTGCTACTGCAGGTATTGACATAGCCATTTTTCTATCAATTGGTTCTCCTTTTAATAGAGCATTTAGTAATACCTCATCTGTTTGAATTATTGTTTCAACCTCATTTTTAACTTTTTTTCTATTAAATAATCCCATATTTATCCACCTCCTTTATATAATTTGAACTACAAAATCACATTGATTAAATATGACATCTTTTTCCAATAAATAAATCGCATTAATTAATGCGACTACCATATCTACTTTCCCATTAGATTTCTTTTTAGTTACATATCGATTCATATTCGTATCGTATGTACATCTAGCATTCTCGAAGTTAAGTTCCAACAATCTATTTTCTTCATATTGAAACTCTCCATTTTGTATTTTCTCTGATAGAAGTTTAGTAGGACTATGTAATGTATCACTATGCTGTCTAATTTCAACACAGTTATACTCTTGATTCCACTTCTGTGCTGATGATAAAGCATTGTATCGGTCATAGCCGATAGCCATAATCTTTACATCATACTTTGATTCTATCTCAAATACAAATTTTTCTATTACTGCATAATCTACAGTCTTATATCCACAAGCAATACATTTCATTGCTTTAATGAAATCATAATAATTAATTCTTTCGAATTGATTCTTTTCTTCAATTCTTCCCTCTGGAATAAATGCTATTACATCAGCAAGTATATTGTTATCATCATCTACCGATGTCATAGCTACAGCACAGTTATCATTAGTCATTGATAAGTCAACTCCTACATATACCTGTCTACCACTCCAGTCTATATGTGCTACTTTGCACTTTTGAACATCATTTATGTCTATATAACTTTCAGTTCCTAAACCCTGATAGATAATATTACAATGTTTTGTTAAGAAATTTTCTCTTGAACTCTCAATTGCAATTGCACGAGCTCTTTTCTTAACTAAATCTTCCCATATTTCTGGAATCTCTAATGCTACTGGATTAGCTTGTTTCAATATTAAGTCATCATCAGTCCAATTCTTTATATTATCTGGTTCATAAAGCAAAGAAAAAATGGTTTCGTCTGTTTCGATACCATCTAGTACTCTTTTAGCATATTTAACCTCATCTTCGAATGGATTATTGATTGTTGGATACTTCGTAGAAATAATACATCCGAGTTTATTTAATATATTTAATTGTCCTGACCTCATGGCTTCAATTGGATAAGGATTAGGTAATGCCCCAACTTCATCTGCTAGAAATACATTCGGAAGTTTACCATCCATTCTACTATTAGAATAATTTAAAGGAATATATTTACTCTCTTTAAGTTTAAATGTTATATCATCTCTTAATATTTTGAATCTAGGTTCTTCTTTATGCTTATAAATCAGAGGACTAGATTTCAAAGTTTCTTCTATAGCATTTTTAACTTCTCTAGATAGTGAACCATCTGGAGCTACTGAATAGAATTTTGAGAACTTCGGCTCCATCAGTAATAGTAGAATGAACAATGTCGCTATTGTATAAGTTTTAAAGTTCTTTCTGGCTATTTCTAATATAGCAGTTTCATATTTCCTTTTATCTGGATTATCTCTATATACGATTGCTAGAATCGAAATATAAAATAACCACTGATAATCAGTAGTACATTCCTTTAATGTCTTACCAGCTTTTAATCCTTTTGGCATTATTAGAATATTGAGGATATTTTCAATTTGTTTTATTTTATCTTCATTTAAGAAATACTTTGGATCTTTACCATTAGCAATTCTTAAAAACTCTTTGCACTGTTTTTTTACATATTTAGGTACATTCTTTGAACGAATACTTGCTTTGGCATAGACATATGCCTTATTATCCATTATTTAACACCCAATGCATTTAACAATTCATCTTCTTGCTCATCATCATCGCCGTTTCTCAAACTCTTAATAATTTTAATTAAGATTGAAACGGTAGCATTGGCTGATGTACATGTGTTGTTGTATTCTCTGATAGCAGGATTAGTATAAAGGTTTTCTCTACCTTTAACATATTCCTTTGTTACTAATGCTCCACTTTCATCAATTTTCTTTTCTAATTCATTTAAAATTGATAATTGTACTTGATACCTTTTAAATGTTGTTAAAAAAAGGAAATTTTGTTCAACACCATATTGTTCAGCTATAGCAAGAATCTCTTTCGCTTGTTTCTCTAGCATTTTTGCATTCGTTTCAGCTCCAGCTTCTTTTTTAACAGTTTTAACAACTGTTTTAGTAGCTTTAGTACCTGTTTTTTTTGTTGCTTTTGCCTTTTCTTTACTAGGTTCTTTCGTACTTGATTTAGTGCTCATTTTTATTTCCTCCTTTCCAAAAAATATTAGGAATTTTATTTTTTTCGTGGATTTAGGTGCGAGGTGGGGTCTTTAAGACTGAAATAAAAATCACTCAATTACCAGGGGGGGATACTATATCTAAAAGCTCTTGTCTAGGTATCTCGCCTTTATCTGCCATCTTATGATGCATCTGGCACAGAGTAATTAAATTATCGTCATCAAGTCGCCTATCATAGTCCTCATTGATTGGTATGATATGGTGTACCTCTACTCCTTTATATGTATATAGATTAAAGGTGTTATATAAGTTCCTGATACATAACTGACACAGATACTTATCTCTCTCTCTTATCTTTATACTCTTATTAGTCCAGGTTGTACTCTTTCTGAACTTATCAGCATTCTCATATCGGTCTTTCTTATATGTCTTTTTATAAGGACATACATGGTTTTCTGGTACTATTCCACATCTGCTACATGTCTTTAGCATAGTTAATCGTAGTATCCTCTCTTATCATAATCCATTGTTATACCCTCTTGTTCAAAGAAAGGTATTGTATTCCTGCACCATTTACCTTTGAATAGACCTGTAGGTATCCATGTAACATATCCCCAATCAATTATGTATTCTCCACTATTTATATAGTAGTCATAACCTCTATTATCTTGATTGAGTTCTACATCCCACGGATCACTATCTCTTTCTAGTACATCTATTAGCTTATCTCTTTGCCATAGACCACAATTTATACATACTTCATAATCAGAACCATGCTGTCTTTTTTTCATACCAACTATATCAGTATCTACATCATTAATATCATAGCTCTTTTCAAAACAGAATGTTGCTATGTTACCTTTTAATTCTTTAGATAGATACTCAATTCTTTTGGTATCAACTGGTTGTCTTATGAAGAAATCATCCATTATAATTAACACTTGCTCATCATCTATATCAGCTAGTGTTTCTCTAATTCTTTTAGTCCATCTTTCTAATGGCTCATTATGACATATTGTTTTATAGTATGGATTCTTTATTGTTTCCATCGCATATATTACTTCTGGATGGTTTTTCCAATACTTTTCTATACAATGATGAAATGCATCGAATATATCGACATTTTTATCACAACTTAACACTAATATCTTCAACTGCAATCTCCCCTTTCTTTTTCCCAGGTTAGACTACCAACTCTATTAGAGTTATAAATATATAACACTTTATCAATGTAATATTTACTTTTATTATCTTCATCTAGTGCTTTTCTAAATGGTACATCACTAGAATGCCTTATATTTTCATCAAATAAAACCATTATGTCATTTCTATATAAGGATCTCCACGGAGCAATATTACTAGGTCTATGAATTATATCCCCTGAATGCATATCTTTCCAATCTAGTACAATTAATTCATCATTGGTATTATCAATGGCTTTCAATAATTCTTCAATATAATCATCGGTAATCATATCATCACTATCAATTATTCCAATATATTTACCTTTAGCTCTCTTAATACCAGTATTTAAAGCAGTAGAATTGCCTTTATTCTCTTCTAGATGGATGATATTTATTTTTTTATACTTATCTAGTCTTTCCTCATGACATCCATCATCTATTAGATATACTTCAACATCATCTGTTAATTGTGGTACTAAAACTTCTAATAATTTCTCGGTTAATTCATATGTATTGTAATATGGAATTATTATTGATAGTTTTACCATTGACTATCTCCTCCGTTCTTTATTTCTTGCTCCATTGTAAGCACTCTATTTTTTAATATTTTATCTATTCTAGGATCCTTACCTAGATAGGTTAAATATAGCTCTTTTGTATCAGCATAATGTCTAATTGTACTCGTTTGCCATATGATACTATCTCGTTTAGTAGTTACCGACTTCTTATTAGTACGATTCCATACATAAACGGCAGATGGTAAGCAATCAAACGAGTTCATATTAATACATATCTTACAATGATGGTTTTTATCTTCTTTTAGAGTTCCCTCATTGTATAGACACTCTTGTTTTATTGCTAATTCTTTCTTGATAACCTTTCCACAGCTTCCACTCCATCCCATTAAAGCATCATACCTATCTCTATAGTTAGGTAAATCTACTCCAATGTCTTTATCTTTGCCGTGATATGTTTCATATCCTACGAATAGAACATCTGGCTGATTATATAACTTTGTATTAATAATTTCTAATACATTGTTGTTTTTTAACCAGTCATCTGAATCTACATACCAAACATAATCAACATCATCACTTAAATGTAGATATGCTTCGTTTCTAGCTCCACCATTTAACCTTTTTTGCTTTAATTCTATAACCTTATGAGGTTTTTTTAGTAAAGACTTGGCTATTTGAACGGAATTATCGGTTGATACATCATCCACAAAAACGATTTCGAAGTTTTTATATGTTTGGTTCAAAATACTTATCAAACACTTTTGAATCCATTCTGCATAATTGCAGTTTGGCACTATTATGGCTATCTTGTTACTTTTTTTTTAAATGGTTTAGCAGGTTTAACTTCTTTTTCTTTTTTAACCTCTTCTGTAGCTTCTTCTGTTTCTTCAACTGGTGTTTCATTTTCTACTAGCTTAACGAATGCTACATTATGGTCATTCTTACCTAATAAAACCTCTAATCTGTCTTTAGATACTTCAAATAGTTCTCCAGTTAATGGAACTCTACCTAATTCTTTATCAGATATATCTAATTTTTCGTAAGTATCTAATGCCTCTACTAAATACTTCATAGTTTACCTCCTTATAGATTTTAAGCAATAAACAAACCCTCACACTGACCTTTTAATTGCTTCCAGTTTCCCTACCATAACGGTACACCCTTTTTAGTAATAAAAAAATGACCTCTCTTTCGAGCAGTCATTCTCTACTATTAGTTTATGTAAAAAAAATGGGAAATGTGGGAAACTTTATTCATCATCACTCCAACTGGCTACAATACAGCAACAAATAATGAATAATAATAGCATTATTAAGAAAAGTATTCCTAGTATTATTAATATTATAGCTTCTGTCATATTACCTCCTAAAATAATCTCATTTGCATATCTTTTTTAAATCCCCAATCATTCATTATTTTATCTACAGTCTTTATTCCCTCATCTACAATTGCAGAACCACTACCATGCCACTTTTCATAATCCATATAATCCTCAAATATACTCCAATATTCATTATAAGGATCTTCTCTATTGCTTTGAGCATATCCACACGATAATGTATATTCTTTTTTGCCTTTTTTATATTCTAGCCATCGTTCTGCTCTATTTCCTGGATAATGGACTAATTTAAACTCTATTCCATATTCAGATAATATATAATCTCTTATTCTTTCTACTGTACTATTCATTTCTTTTTATTTTTTTTACTTCTAGCTTGAATTATTTCTTTTCGTCTTTCGTTAAACATCTTCATTTTTGCTGGAGTCCACTTTTTAGTACACATTCCACATTCCTTAATTAAATTAATATATTCAATTTTAGTTAATCCATAATAATTTTCATTCATAATCTCACTCTCCTACCATTTTATTTTATTTTTTAGATAACTATCTTCAAATTCTCTACCTTTTACCATTTGAGTAAATATATCTATTGTATCTCGTAATAATTGATATAGATGAATACTATCACTATCTTTCAGTTCTCCATATTTATCATATAGTATTTCTCTATATAATTTGCTTATCTCTTCAAAGGTTAAATCCTTTTCTAATTGTTCTTTATAATTAAATATTTTATTTAAGTCCATCATTTTTCTCCTTATCTTTTTTTACCCATTTTGTAAACTAAATATAAACATAAAAAATCTAATATTAATGAAATAAATTGGTATATATTCATCTTATCTATCCATTTCGTTTTTAATCGTATGTATTACTATTTGAGGTATAATCTTTGTATCTGTATATGTTCTAGTTAATGTTGCTGGATCATAACTCATACTTGATTGTTTCCATACTGGAATCTTAACAGGACTTGTATCATAGACATCAAATGTTCCAAAATTCTCTAATATTTGCTTTATCCATTCTATTAATTTTTCGTTTTCTTCATATAATTGTTTACATCTGTTTTCACTTCTAGTTAGCTCGTTCAGTTTTTCTTTATAGTATTCTTTATCTTCATATCTTTCATGTAGCAGTTCTTCTAATTGTTTTATTCTTTTTTTATTAAATAAATCTATCATATTTATTCCTCCTATATATTCCATACTGATAATTCTTTCCATTTTGTTAAATCAGATATTGATTTTTCTAATAATAATGGTTTTGGTTTTTTAAAATTGAATCTATTACCATCAGCAAATGGAGATACATCAAGAATTATATCGGTTTCTATTCTTGTTATTCGTGAATACTCATCAATTAAAAACATAACATCATAACTTCCTATATATCTTAACCAATCGCTATATGCTCTTCTATTACCTTTATTTATAAATATTGCATATCCACATCCATCTGATTCGGATTTAAGTTTAAAAACAGATATATCGTTTATATTTTTTGTTTTTGTATACTTTTTTAAGTAATATCTAATATCCTTTTTTCTTTTAAAAAACATCTTTATTTCTCCTTTCTAAATTCCACATCTAATATACGGATATCTAAATGCTTTAAATAATTTCTTAACATCTTCATCAAATATTAATTCTTTATCATCAATTCTAATAAAGTATTCTTTTACTTTATATTTATTCCCTTTAGGACTAATCTTTTGTTTCTTTCTAACCAATATTTGATGTATAGTTTCGTCTTTTAATTTTAGTTGCCAATAGAAACATCCATTTTTTATTTCAATAGTGAAAGTTTGAATATCTTCTTTTGTTAACACTTTGCACCTCCATCGCCCACCTATATGAATTTAACTAAATGACATAAGACGGTTAAATTCGTTATGGTGTATTATATTTCGTGTTTTTCCTAGATTTTATAATGCTTTGCACTATATTTTATCTATATTTGTATTTATACCAATTTACATATTTTCATTATGTAAAATTGTATATTTTTAATTAAATTGATATGTTTCCATATCATTTAACTTCCTAAATAGAAATTCTTTCTTTTTTCATTTTTATCATCGTTATCCCAACATATATATAATAGTGTTACTCTCTCGTTTGAGTGGTTTAACATTTCTTTTAGTCCAATAATATCTCCAGTAGATTCATAATAGGATCTAGCAAAGTATTTTCTTAATGAGTGGCATCCTACTGGATATCCTACCTTAACCTCATCAGATAACTGTTTTATTACTTGCCATGCTCTTTGTCTAGTTATTGGCTTATTTACACCCTTTCTACTTCTGAATAGATATTCTCCCTCTATCAGCTCGTTTCGATTGATATAGTCGCTAATATCCTTTGCTAATGATGGATGTAATTCAAATGATTGCTCTTTATTTGTTTTGAACTCTCTAGTATATACAGAACCATTTTTAAAATTATCTACTTTTAATTGAAGAATATCTTCTATTCTGAAAGCTAAATTCATTCCGATAACTAATATCATGTAATTTCTATCCCATAGATATTGTTGCTCTACTTCATTGTGTAGTTCAGCTTGATTTCTTCTTTTCTTACAATTAATTATCATATTTTCGATATCTGCTTTTCTAAATGGTTGAACTGTCTTTCTACCAAACTTAATTCTAAACATTCTGCTCATTTTTTTCATCATCTCCATTCTTTTTAAAATATAAATCTATTTCTTTGATTAATTCCTGTTTTAATATTAGTATTGCTTTATTTCTTTTATTGCTTTTAATTATTTCAATGTCAGTTTCTAATTCTTCGATTCTTTTTTTTAGTTTCTTTATTTCATATTGTGAATCATAATATAACTGCTCATAATCTTTCATTTTTAACCTTATTAGTTTTATCCATAACTTTAGCAATAATAGAACCAGTCTTTGTCAATTCTTTATCATCAAATCGTAGATTGTGCTGATTCATAATTAACTCTTCTGAATTAGATACTAATATTAAGTTATCTATATCAAAGTTGAATCTATTACCATCAGCAAATATAACTTTGTGCCCTGATGGTATCTTTCCATGATGTTGTTCATAAATGTATTTATGTTTTGGCATCCAATTCTTATTTCCTTTACCATCACATACTTTAATATTCAAATAACCTATATCATCAGGTTTAGATCCAGAATATCTCATATGTTCTGTACCTACTTCTACAGCATTAGATGGTTTATTACCTTTTTTAAAACAAGTTACTCTAGCTCTTTCTTGTTGTTCTTTAGTTAGATATTCATCCCATTTTTTCCCTTTATTAGCTGGAGCTTGTCCTTTTCGATATCTGCCATCATTTGGTGCTGGTTCTAAATAAATTCCTTTTCTTCGTTTTAACCTACTTTTTAGATTACCTACATCTTTATTAGTAATCTTTAAATTAAATTCTTTATTAATCATATCGGCTAGTTCAATCAATGTTTTACCTCTATGATTTAATATCAAGTAATCTACTACTTCTTTAGAATAGGTATTATATTTAATTCTTGTTTGGTTCTTTTTCATCTTGACTGGCTCCTAATAACATCTTCGGAACATCTTTAGAAAAGGATCCGTATTCATTTTGCTCATGGATTGCTTTTAACATTAAACTAGCATTATCTATTATTTTTGAACTAACATCTGATAGTGCTTTAGCTCTATCTAACTCTTCCTTTAGTTCTTCGCCTTTAAGTTCTTCATCGCCTAATCTTTCTAATTCAGCAAATAAATGGTCATTCAAATCTAATAATTTATTCTTCGCCACAGATTTCCTCCTGCTTGATATTTTCTTCCTTTAATAATTGTTTAATTTTAGGAATCAATCCATTAATATCTTTTTTAGTTACCATTTCATAATCGAAGAACTCTTCGCATAACTTATCACAATAATAAGCTACACCTTTATCTGATATAATTATTTCTTTAACTACATCTTCCATAATCTTTACATATGGTTCGTTTTCTTCTTTGAAGATAATATATACTTCTTGACCTAGCTTAAATTTAGTATTTATATTCATAATATTTCCTCACTTTCAAAATCTTTCATCAATGTCATCTAACATCTTATACAAATCTTTATTTCTACTTGCTCTACTATTAGTTTGTTTTAAGTTCCATTCTATTAGTTTTAAAATAAACTTTACAATGTCATATAGTAAAATCATACCTATTAGTATTAATAAAAATAATCCTGCACTCATCTATCAATTACCTCCACTTGATTTCCTTTGATTTTATTAGTCAATACTATCCAATAGAATTTCATTGACTTTTTATGCCCCCTATATAAGTATTTAGCTCCTTTTTTATCAGTTACCATTATATAGACCATATTTACCTCTAAACGAACATCTTTGGTGGTGTTGGTATATTCTCGTTAATTGGTTTCCATATATGTAGACAGTGTTCATGCATATTAACATAATCACATCTTCTAGGATGATATTGAACACACACTTCATCATCACTCCAGAATATATCTTTCATTCGACACATTGTATCCCAGTCAGGTGTCTTTCTTGGTAAAGATACACTTAAATGCTCCCATCCTCCACCATAACTAAACACATATGTATACATCTTGTTATTATTCTTGTTATAGTATCTTCCTAAAAATCCATCTGTTCCCTCCTGGTCTACAAATAAATTCATAGTTTCCTTAATCTTCTTTATTTCCCTCATCTTTGTTACCTCTTAACATTGATTGGATTATTTGAAGTTCTATAACTGTTTCGGTCATCAATCTATCTGCTCTATTTTCAGATAAACCCCAATCAGCTTTAAAACTCTTCTCAATTTTGTCATCAATGTATTTTATTACTTTATCTATTCTTTGCAATTTCTCTGCAGTTTCCATTGAGAGTATTTCAGCATTCATCTTTCATACCTCATACAATTATGTTCTACATACCATTCTGGATCAGTAGTAGTTGCACAATCATAATCGTTTTTAAAATCTATCATTATGAATATAAATGCTGTGATTAATGCTAAAAAGAATACGGCAAATATTGATACTAAAATTATTTCTAATTTTTCACTCATCTTACTTTCGACCTCATTTCTTTTATTAATTTTTCTATTCTTCTACTAATTTGAGTTTGAGATTGTTTCATACATTTTGCTAATTCTAATTGAGTCATTTTTTCTCTACCTATTCCATAGTAGTTTTTAATTAATTCTTTATCACTTGCTTTAAGCTCATCTATGAGTTTATACATAATTCTATATTGTTCTTCTTCAATAATCTTCTCTTCTATACATTCATTAGAGCTAATAGTATCTTCAATTGTTATGCTCCCTGAATCATCAGAATAGATTACTTTATTTATTGATATTACTTCGGCATTTCTCTTGCCTGATTTTTGTTTTCTTACTTCGAGTAGTATTTCGTTGGCTATACATGTACATGCATAGGTACTAAACTTACCTTTTTCTTCTGTATATTTTTTACTAGCTTTTACTAATCCTATCATTCCGACATCATAGTATTCTTCTAGTAAATGATACATATTTAGTTTTTTTAATGTGTGATAGATTAAATTTACATTATCAATTACTAATTCATCCATTATTCGTACCTAAAGATGTATCACTCCCCCCAGATTAAGCTACACCTCTTTCCTTTCTTTAAGATATAAATTGACTTTTTTTCTAGGTGTTGAACCATCGCAGTTTTTTTTGTAATATACTCTAGCTATTTCGTTCCAACTCATTCCATCGATGTAATACTTTCTCATAATTGTTCTTATTTCTGGATCATCAATACCATTGATATATTTTTCTGTTTCAGTTTCTACTTCTATACTCTTAAATATTAGATTTTGTCTTTTAGCTTTTAAATCTAGTAATTTAGTTACATATTTTTCAGTAGGATTACCTACAGCATTACCTCTTGGCATATCAGTAATAGGAGCAGAACCGAGATTAGTTAATTCTTCGATTTTTTCATTATAATCTTGGATTCTTTTTAATAGATCCTTTTTTTCAGTTCTTAACCAATATAATTTTGTCAGAGCTTTCATATTGGTTATTCCTCAACGATATCTTCTGATGTAGGTTCTTGAATATCTTCTGATTGGTTATTACTGTTCCTGTTATCTAAAAAATCGAAATTATCAATAATTATTTCCGTTGAATATTTCTTAACTCCCTCTTTTGTTTCATAAGTAGATGTACTTATTGAGCCAGTAATTGCTATTTGATTACCTTTTTTAAAGTATTTATTAATATTAACTGCTCTTTTATCAAATGCTTTACAATTAATAAAATCAGTTCCATATTCGCCATCTTTATTAGGTTTATCTTTACTAACTGCTAGTACAAAGCTACAAACATTTTTACCACCAGGTGTTACTCTTAATTCACTATCTCTAGTTAATCTCCCAACTAATTCTACTCTGTTCATATTTCCTCCTCTTTTTTATTTCTTAAGTTAATAGTTCTATAAATTTATATTTTTTTGATGGATATACTTTATAGCCACACCAATTACATATCAGATAATGATTTCTTAAAAATGTAACTGAATGACCACAGTGTTCACAATATGTTTTCATTTTTTCTTCCCCTTTTTGTTCTTACTTTCTTCTAAAATTAATTCTTTATATGCTTTTATTTTTTTTCTTGCCATTCTTAACTCATGTTTAAGTCTTGCATTTTCTTGAGGTTCTCCTAGTTTTTCCATAAATGTTTTATATAATTCATCTTTAATAGTTTCTTTTAATAGTTCATTTTCAGCTTCTAAAGTATTAATTCTTTTTCTCATCTTTCTTTTACTAGGTTCGTTTTCTTTAAATGCATAATTTAATTTAACTGGTTGTTCTGGATCATAATCTTTTGAATTAAAGTTAATCTCCCACCATGCTTTTATTTTATCTATCATCTTCGCCCTCCCATGAGTCATCATTTAACCAGTCATAATCGAATATCTCGTTAAGAGCTTCTTTTTGTTCTTCTGACATTGGTTCTGGTTTCTTTGGCTCCTCATTCTCTTTTATTTCTTGTAGAGTTTTATATCCTGCTGTTTTCCAATTCTTTAAAATACCATTAACATAATTAAATGTTCTTTTATTATTTAAAGTAGCTATTGAAATAGCATATTTAATGATTTCTTCATTAAACGACAACGACCAATCATTAATCTTCTCTATTTCTATTGGACTTAATGTTCTTCCAAAGTTCTGCTCTACTATGTTATATAAATTATTAGTTGTAGTAGTATAAACTAAACTATTCTTATCTATACTAATCTTATCTAATCTATTCTTATCTATACTGTGTATACCATTGGTATCCAGTTGGTATACCATATTTTCATCAAGCACTAAACTGCTCTTTTCATCTTTGAATTTTGTTTCAACATATCTATCACTTCGTAGATAATTATTTATTCTCCAATGCTTAATAACTACGACTCCACTTTCGAATGGAATAATGAAACTTTTTGCTATTAATACTTTTAAATCATCCTCTTTATGACCTGTCATTCTTAAAATTGACTTCCAATTATTAATGAATCCATCATCATCAGCATTCATGGATAAATGAAAGTATAAATTTTGAGAACTATCTGGCATTTCTAGAAAATCATCTGAATTAGTTATCATCTTGCTGAACATTCTTTTTTGTGCCATTATTTTTTAAATTCCTTTATGATTGCTCTTATTAGAACTGCCAGAGTATAAATAGCTATTAATGATATAAATGCTATAAAGAAGATACCTAGTATAGTTAGTAATATTCCTCGCATTATTCCACCTCCAATATATATCGTTTGAATTTTATCTTGTCGCCGTACCTATTAGTGGTATGGATCCATTCATCTTTAATGTCATAGTTTTCATTTCTTAATACCCAGATATAATGACTTAATCTGGTACATCCATATTCTTTAATTGCTTCCCATGATGTAATACTTCCAAATGTAAGTAAGTGATTTAATATCCTATCTTCCATACTTACACCCCTAAATAATCTGCTACTTCTTTACTAGAAGTGCATACTTGAATAATACCCCCATGACAAGTTGCATTTCCTACTGGTGTAGTTTTAATAGTTGTTACTGTAAATAATTGATATATTGCAATACCTAGTAATGCTCCTAACATTACCCATAATGTGTTTTTAACCCATCTCTTTAAGACTAATTTTGTTTTTGGCTTGTTTTCCATTTTCTTTTACCTCTTTCTTTTTTATTTGAACCATTACCCTGATATTTTCTTGTTTTTCATATAACTGAATAAGTTTCGTTAAGAGGTTTTTTTCATCTTTCATAAAAATCCTCCGTTCTTATTTTGTACTTTAGTTTGTCGATTATGTTGTGATTTCCTAACATTCTGGTTTAAAAAAAACTTCTTTAATTTCATTATCACTTATTCCTAGTAAGCTAATTAACTTATAAATTTCATCATAACTAAATGGTGTTCTATTATTAAGTTTATTACTTAATGAAGTTAAAGTTATATTCAGTTCCTTTGCTAATTCCTCTTGTTTTTCGTATTTTGTTTTGATTAGATATTTTAGTTTAAGAAAGTCAAATTTCATATTACTCCTCCTCTCTTATAATTTTGTTAGGTTATCCTAACTTGATTTAAGTTTAGCAAATTCAAATCATTTAGTCAATACATTTTTTAAAATATTTTAAACTTTGTTTACATTTTCCTAACTTTTGAGTATAATATAAGTAGATATAAAGGAGGTTATTATGGCTAATGAAGATTTTAGTGTTAGACTGAAAAAAGGGCTAAATATAAGAAATATGAAGCCAATTGAACTAGCTGAAAAGCTCGGAATCAATAGAGGTATAATCTCTCAATATTTAAGTGGTAGATATAAACCGAATCATCACAGATTTTACGATATAGCTAAAGCATTAAATGTTAGTGAAGCATGGCTTTTAGGTTTTGATGTACCTATTGACGATGATGATTCCGATGAAGTTGACAAGTTGTACAATAACAACCGTAAAATACTTACCAAAGATGATAAAACAATTATTAAGTCAATTATCACAAACAGATTAAATGAAAGGAACGAATCAAATGAGCATGAGAGTTAGAAGAATCCATAAAGTAAAAAAAGGCACTTACATTACATCTTCCCATAAAGTAAGCACCATAATATGGATTAATGTATTATATTATATTTTCATATTCCCATTTGTTTTATTAATAAAATACGGAATTATATTTCCAATTAAATGGATCATAAACAAAGTACAGTCTAACAAAGATAAATCTATCTAACAAAAAAAGACCTACTACTAGGAATAGTAAGTCTATATTTGAAAAATCACAATTAGTCGACAAACTAAAAAACAAAATAAGAACTTATAATGTTATAGGATTTTTCTATTTCATTATAGCAGATTTTCTTAAAAAAGAAAAGAGGTTATTATATGAATAAAGTAATTAGAGCAGGTATTTATATCCGTGTATCTACCGAAGAACAAGCTAAACACGGATATTCTATTGAAAGCCAACGAACTAGATTAGTTGACTGGGCTAAATCCCACAATTATCAGGTCGTAGATATATATGCTGATGAGGGAAAGTCAGCTAGAACTAAAATATCCAATCGTAAAGAATTATTAAGACTATTAGAAGATGTCAAAAACGATAGAATTGATAGGATTATCATCTGGCGACTTGATAGATGGTTTCGTAATGTAGCAGATTATTATCGTATTCAGGATCTATTAGATAAATTTAATGTAGATTGGGAATGTTCTGATGAAGAATTTAACACCTCTACCTCCAATGGTCGTTTATATCTAAATATTAAGCTATCTATAGCACAAAATGAATCAGACCAGACATCTGATAGGATTAAGTTTAATTTTGAAAACATGGTACGAAATAAGCGACCTATTTCGGGAGCTTTACCTATCGGATATATGGTTGCTGGAGAAAAGCAAAATAAAAGAGTTGTTAAGGATCCAAATTTATCACAAATGGCTATTGATATGTTTGATAAATTTGAAGAAACCCTATCATTAAATGCTACAACTAGATATTTACACGATAATTACCCACAAAGACCTATTCGTTATGAAAGTGTTAAGAAAATGCTCCAGAATACACTCTATTGTGGCAAATATAGAGATGTTGATGACTACTGTGAGCCATATATTAGCAAAGAAAGACACGAAAAGATAAAATCTATCATAAAAAAGAACCATAGAGTCAATAAAAGAAGTAATCATGTGTTTATTTTTAGTGGATTAGTGAAATGTTATGGATGTGGAATCAGAATGTCTGGTTGTAATTCATATAGAAAACATGCAGATGGCGAAAAAATCTATTTTGGTACTTATAGATGTGCCAATCACTTTTTAGATTGCCGTTGTGACAATAATCATGTCATTATGGAATATATTTTAGAGGATTGGATGGTAAATCACTTCCTAACTAAACTAGAAAGTTATGTTTTCGAGGTTGAAGAGGTTCTTGATAAACGAGAAGTTAAATCAAATGCTAGAAGAATCAAAGATTTACAAGATAGACTTAATAGAATTAATGAATTATACATAGATGGTAGAATAGACAAAGAAAAATATGATTCAGATTATATTAAAACTAAAGAAAAAATATCAGAATTAAGTAAAGAACCTACTATTGAACTTCGTAATCTAGAAAAGTATAAAAAGGCACTTAATAAATCTAATGGATTAGCTCTATATAAGAAATTAACTAATGAGAATAAAAGATTATTCTGGTATGAATACATTGAAAAGATTGAACAAAACCCTAATAATCCTACTAGAGATTTCGTTATTTTTTTTAAATAATTCGTGTGTTTAACTACACCCCTCCATGTGGGGATAGTTGGTAAAACACACGGATAAAATTGCACAAAAAAAGAGGTATCGGTTATCCGATACCCATTTTATTAGGAGGCACTATAATTTAGTACAATATTTCGTACCTGATGCACCCTGAATACATACATATCCACTAGGTGTTTTAGCCCATACACCATTTTGATTAATGATTTGTTGAGCTGTAAATACTGTACCTGCTCTATATACTGCATTAGCTTCTGGATTAGTGCTAGTAGCATTTCTCTTGCCATCAGCAGTTAAATCCTTAACTTTTTTAATAGCATAATTAGTACCTGCACCTGTTCTGACATTCATATTCCCATTTGTTTTATAATTTCCAGTAGGATAATTATTTACTAATGTTACAGAACTAGCATCCATCCATCCTAAATCTCCAGTAGTGTTGTATGGATGTTTTGCACCACTAGCGATTCTTGTTACATGTGTCTTTTTATTAGATACACTTCCTGATGGACTAGAAGCATTAGATGAAACATATAGAGCCCCGTTTATTATGACTTCATCTCCAATTTTAATATTACCTGGTGTAGGTGTTGGTTGTGGTTGCCCCTCATCTACTATCTTTTGAACATCATCTGGTAGATAAATGAAACATCTAAAGTAATAATAACTACTTAATCCCCATCTGCCATTATTATTTGTTCTAATTTGATTCCAGAATGCTGTACTAGAACCCCATCCTGATTCAGATGTGTATACTTGATTATTGCTATCAACTCTTTCAACTATAGCTACATGACCTGCTCCCTCATTACCCCAGCACATAATAGCACCTACTTTAGGAGTAGATCCAGTTTTTAATCCTGCAGATTCAGCTCTTTCTTTAAAGTTTTTAGCATTACAGTTTAATGTTTTATAAGTACATCCACTTGTACCTCTAATAATATTAATGATTTCATTAAATCTACCACTAGCATATCCTACACAATTGGCTAATACATTAGCATTAGAATCCATAGGATTACCTTTAATACATGTACTCCATCCTCCTGAACCAGTAGTAATGAAGTTTTTATTGTTGCTAGGTTTAGTTACTCTCATCGAAAACCCAGCCCCGATACCATCTTCTGGCTCTTCGGCATTTAAGTTTTCTATTTCAGTATGTTCTTCTGGATCATTCATTTCTTCTGGTGTTTCAGAATTGAACTCATATTGAACATCTTCATCTGGGATATCATCTCTAATAAATGCTTTAGCTACCATTATTTGAACTTCTTTTGGTGCTTTTTCAATTCTAGCGATTTTTTCTTCCCAAGTTAGTCTTTTTTCTTCATTTTCCATTTTATCAATCCTTTCTTCATACTCTAGTTAGTTAAAAAGAGCCCCGTAGAGCTCTTTTTTTACTATTTAGGTATTATTTACTATCTTTCTTATAATTAATTGTAGATACACCGATTAAGGCACCAATTAGAGTACCTACGGCATTGATTGTGATTACTATTTCTTGTACATAAGGTAGATGCCATGTATCAGCAAGAACTCCGTAGAATACGGCAAATGCTGGTAAGCATATTAAAGCAACCCATTTTAGTACATCATATAGCTTATCAGGTAGTTTCATATTATATCTTGCCCTCCTTTACTAATTTTTCCCACCAGTCATGGATGTAGCTATTACCTCCATTAGATGAGTATTCATCATATAACTCATGAGCATTTATTTTTTGCTCTTTAGTAATTGTTTCTGCCTCGGCTAGACTCATTAGATTAACCAAGTCAGTTTTTAATGAATTTAGTCGATTCTGTTTTGCATCTTTCTTTATTTCTTGCATTTCGTTTTTTATAGGGGATATTTCGTCTTTTATTTCTTTTCTTATGGCTGTTTTTAGCTCATTAAATAAATACTTAACAGAACCTATTACACCAACAAAAAAAGACAATGCTACAGCAATTTGTCCTATTGTTATGTTTTCCATTAATTATTATTCCTCTGGCTTTTCTGGGAACTTAACATTATAAGGAAATCCCTCTTGTTGAGTGATATCTCTTAATTCCTGTCTATATGTAGCCCAATCCCCATTTTTAATATCCTTTAGTGTATTAAAGAAATTCTTTATTACTGTTATGATAGTAGTCATTGAAATTGTTGCAGGGATTTCAAATCCTAATCTATCAAATGCCATCTTGCAATCACTTTCTTCAAGCAATTTGTTTCTTTTAGCTCTAACTTCTTCTGCATACTTGTTGTAATCTCTTTGTTTTACCTTTTCAAGTATATCAGAATAGTTTTCATCTAGGTATTCATCTAAATGTTCATTAAAAGCCATTTTCTCTCTGTAATCATTGAATAGATATACAGTCTTTTCGTTGCCCTCTTCATCGATTCTTGTTTCTTCTTCAATGCTTTCTAGGTCAAAAAAAACAACCTCACAACGGTCGCTCTCAATGTTTTCGATTTCATACCTATTTGTTGGTCTGATTTCGCTTTCGTGTTTCATTTCTTATAACCTCCTTACATTCAGCAAAGTCTATATAAGGTTTTATATACTTTTGAGTATAATTAAAACCATTGCTATGAACGATCCATCCGTTATAGCTTAATACTGCACATGCATCGTGGTAATTAAGCTCTGGCTTCTTGTATATCTTTTTAATTCTTCTTTTGATTCTCAAGAAGTTGCTTTTTCTTAATGTAGTATAGCCACGATAAAATCTATATCCGAGGAAATCAATAGGTCTACTATCAGTTTTAAATAACTGCCAATTCTCTTTTATTTTTAAGTGTTCTGGTTCTAGAAACTCATCGATTTTCTTTTTTATCTTATGTAGTTCCTTTTTATTATTAGAGAACAACACCATATCATCCATATATCTGATATAGTATTTCACTTTAAGTTCTTCTTTTATGTAATGATCCAAGTCAGTCAAATAAAAGTTAGCGAACCATTGACTAGTATAGTTCCCTATAGGCACACCATTTTCGGAACTATCTATTATTTTCCCGATTAACCATAGGACATCTTTGTCCTTAATAATTCTTTCAAATTTGTTTTTTAATACTTCTTTGTCGATATTCGGATAAAATTTCTTTACATCTAACTTTAAACAATATTTAGTATACTTTCTATCTTCTATGAGAAGTTTTTTCATCTTTCTCATTCCGTGATGTATACCCCTATTTCTAATTGAAGCACAATTCCAGTGATACATCTTTTTATTAAGTATTGGTTCTAGATATAACATTAATGACCAGTGAATACATTGGTCTGGATAGAATTGAGGTTTAAATATCTCTCTTTCCTTTTTCCTAACACCATCGTGAATTATCATTTTGATATATGGCGATGGTTCATATGTCTTTTCTTTTAACATTTTTTGTATCTGCATAGCATAGTATGTAGGACTATCTAGAACTTTTATTACACTTTTTCTTCTTGTTTTACCTTTAGATGCTTTCATAATAGCTAACTCGATATTTTCTAATCGTGTTATCTTTTCATAAATATTACCCTTTCTCTTCATATGGTTACCTTCTTATATTTATCTACCGAGCTTTCGCTTTCGCTACTAGCACAGCCCATAACGATTAATTTTCAGCAAGTGCTGTGGAAGATGGTGTGTAATGAAAAAATACATATAAGTAGTCGAGCCCCGATATTCCAATTAGTATTACTTGAGTCATTGTTCAGATTCCAATACCACAAGCCATCATTAGTACCATTGTTCATATTACCACCGACACGAGCAACCCTAAAGACAGCTAAACAGTCGACCGAGGCACACACCAAATCCCATAAAAAAACAAATTGAATAGCTCCGACTTGTTGTCGGGCTTTAATATTGGGGGCTGGTCGCCCCCATTCCCCCACATACTACTGGTATCTAAGAAGTCGAGCCCCGATATTCCAATTAGTATTACTAGAGTCAACGTTCAGATACCAATACCACAAGCCATCACTAGCACCACTGTACATAGCACCACCGACACGAGCAACCCTGTTACCTGTGTTTCTATAATAATAGTCAGTCATATAGGCATTACTTCCTGCACCTGTTCCTCCAGCAGAGGTTGGTAAAG